CCGCCACCAGCACGGCGTCACGCACCGCGCGGCCAATCATCTGCGGCAGCATGGCAAAGTCCGACCGCAGGCCCGCGACCTCGGCCGCGACCGCGTCCGACATGCCGCCTACGCCAGTCGCCTCGGCAAACGCCGCCGCCTGTCCGCGCGGCACCACGGCCTCGTCCCCGTGCAGCCGCGCCATTGTGCCCCCGCCGAAGTTACGGAACCATGACCCGGTCGTCGCCTTGGTGCCGCGCGCATAGCCCTCGCCGACGCGCGTCGGGTCGCCTTCGGGCGCCGTGACGTTGACGGGGATATCGATGCGGTCTGGTAGTTCGTCGAGCGCAAGGCCGATTTTTTCGATGCCGTCGACGGCTGCCGCGGCCTGCGCTTTCATCTTCGCCTCGATCTCAGCGATGACGCGCGCACTCTCGCCCGCTGCGCCCTTGCTCGACTTCCACAGCCGTTCCGCATCGGCCAGCGCCTCGGCCTCGGTCCGGCCCATCGCGATATACGCATCGCGGATGGCAATGACAGTTATCCTCCACGATTCGTTCCCGGCTTCGTTCTTCTGCGTCTGCGTCAGCAGGCCCGCCAGCTGCTTCTCGAAGTCCGCGACGGCCTGACGCCCGCGCAGTTCTTCCTGCGACGGCCCGCCGAAGATGTTCTTGAAGAAGCCCGCGATCTTCTCAGCCACGGGCCCGAACATGGGGCCGAGCGTCGGCAACAGCGCAGTAATCGCCGATCCGATGCCAAACGGCAGCGCGGCCGTGATGGCGGGGCCAAACTTGGTCGTGAAGCTCTGCATGAGGTTCGTGCCGATCGTGGCCCCTGCCGCCCCGATCACACTGCCGCCGCCCTGAATGGCCGCGATAATCGACTGCGGCAGGCCCTGCATGAGAGAGGCAAACTTGCTCAGGCTTTGCGTGCCGGTCGTCTCCAGCGTGGCCGAGATGGCTGTAATCGATGGGGCCAGCACCGCGCCATTGGCATAGGCCCATTCCTCCGTCGCCTTGCGCGCCTCTGCCGTCGCCTTTGCCGTCGCGTTGAGACTGTTGGTTATCAGCGTGCCGTCGGTGTTAAATCCCTGCGCCGCATTGCGGATGGCCTCGCCCGAGTCCTCGACGCTGGCCCGCAGCTCGACGAAGTTGCCCGCCAGCGACTTGACCGACTTGGCAAACTTATCCGCGTCACTCGTCGCGGCCTTCTTGACCTTTGCGACCTTTTCCGTCGCGGCCGCATATTCGCCGATGATCGGCGCCGCCTGCGCGACTGACGCAGTCGTCGGCTCGACGCCTTGCCGGTTCATGTCGACAATCGCCTGCCGCGCGTCGGCCGCGCCTTTACGGAACGACTGAATGGCCTCGGTCGTAATCCCGAGCTTGTCCGCCAGAAACGGCACCTTCTGCGCCATCTCCCCAACGGCCGCAATGCTGTCGTAGATGGTCGACTTCCACGCGAGGATATTCATCTTCAGGAAGTCAAAGGCCTTCGCCACGACCTGCGCCGCCGTGCCGAGCACTCGGCCGAGCAGGTCCGCGACCAGCTCGATGACCGGGGCCAGCGGCCCGAGCACTTGGCCGATCAGGCCCATGCCTGCATTGGCGAGACGACCAATTGCATCGCCTGCGGCATCGCCGCCGCGCACCGTGTCCTCGCTCAGAATCGCGCCGCTGCGCTCGGCCTCGTCCGCCAGTTTGGCGAGGTCACCCGTAAACGCGGGCAGCAGGTCTGCACCAGACTTCCCAAAGATTTTGGTCGCGATCGTCGCCCGCTCCATCGGGTTTTCGATCTTTGCGATGGCATCGCCGATGGTCGTAAACGCCGCGTCTGGCGACATCTTGAGCAGGTCGCTCGTCGACAGCCGCAACGCATCCAACCCGGCGACCGCGCCCTTGTCGCCCGTTACAAGGGCCTTGGACATTTTGGTAACAGCGCCGCTCACGTCCTCGAGCGAGACGCCCGCCTGCTCCGTGACGTAGCCGAGTTTCTGCAGCGCGGTCGTGCTGATGCCGGTCTTCCCAGAGAGGTCCGTCAGGTTGCCGGTCAGGTCGAGTAGCTTTTTGCCGGCGGCGACGACGCTTCCCGCAATGGCGATCGGGCCAAGTGCCGTCATGAGCGAGGCGCCCACCGTGCGAATGGGCCCCGGCAGCAATTCGAAGAGCCCCTTTGTCGTTTTTGTGGCCTCGTTGAGTTTGACGATTTCGGCCGGGGCCTCAAGTCCCAGCGCCTTCATCTTCGCGAGGGCCTCGCCCGTCGTGCGATTGACGCGCGCCATCTCGGCCTCGGTCAGCTTCGACGCGCCGCCGATTTCCTGCACCGCCAGCGCGGCCGCTGAGGCCTCACGAATAAGCCGCTCACCGCTGAACGAGTTGCCGACCTTCGACACTGTGCCGGCCGTGACACCCGCCGCCGACGCCATGCTGTCGAGCGAGCCCTGCGCGGCCTTGGCCTTCGCCATGAAGTCGCTGAAGTCGGCTCGGAATGTCGCTACGACTGCCACAGGCGGCCCCCGGGTAAACGATCGCGCTGCTCGTCCTGCAGCTGCTCGATCAAGACATCATAGACAGACAGTGGCAGGGCCTCGAAGTCCTGCCACGTCCACTGCATCAGTCGGCAGATGCCGAGCCCAGCGCGGACGTAGTCGCGGTAGGGTTTTCCCCGCGCGCGACCTCCTGCGCCTCGATATGTGCCCGCACCGCGGCCTCAATCCGCTCCCATGCGGGTTTCGCCAGACTGTCGACGGCCGACGCGCTGAAGGGCACCACACGGCCGCTGTCGTCGGTCAGGTTCCAGTCGACAATGTAGGCGATCGTGTTTGCCTTCCACAGCGCCGCAAGGTCCGGCTCGACCGTGCCGTTGGCCCGCACGCTCTTGACCAGCGACTGCTGCACGGCCATCGACTCGCCCACGGTCAGTTCACGCTTGACCGTGACGCTGTAGCCGTCGCCCAGGTCGAGGTCGACGGTTGACGGATGGACAAACCAGCGCACACTCTGCGGCTTCTTTTTCATCGCTGTCCCTTCGGCTGTGGCGGGCCGAGTGTCGCTGACACCTGCCCGCCGTTCACGGTAACGGATTCGACCGGATATCTCATCGTCTGACGCCCGACATACAGCAGCGCCGTCAAAGGCTGCTGCTGCAGTCGGTAGTCATCCTGTGACACCAGCGAGGCCTCGAGCGAGGCCCCGCCGGGATACGTCTCGAGACGCCACGGGCCGAACACGCAGGCGGGCAGATACGCCCACCGCAGCTCACCGGTTGCGCCTCGGACGTGCACGTTAGTTCCTCGTGATCGCCCCGTTGAACACGAGATTGCCGCTGATGCCGACAGCCCCGCCGACGGAATCATCGACCGACACGCTGGTCGGCCACACCTGCCCATACCAATACTTCGTGGCCGCGCTGGCCGACGGGTAGAGGTAGCAGGCGACCGTGCCCGAGCCCTGCGCCTGGTCGAACGCATCGAACGGCACGTCGGCGTCATCGGCGAAGAATCCGCTGAAGCTGGCCGTGGCCGACTTGACGCCCATCACAAAGGACGCGGCGGTGTCGCCCAAGCTCGTGACGTCGGCCGTGGCCTGCTCGATGTTGATGGTCCACTGCGTGAGATTGGCGACACTCTGCGCGCTGCCCGCATTGGTCGCCGACAGATACATGACGCCCCCGCGTCCGTGATACTTCGGCATTGCCCTATCCTCCTATGCGCGTCCATCGCGCGAGATCGTGCATCATCTGCTGTCCGCGAGCCGTCCAGGTCGCATCGGCCACGGCGGCCCGCGCCCCATCCGCACACGCGCGACGCCGTGACGGATCGGCCAGCAGCCCACGAATTAGGGCTGCGGCTTCCGTCGGCGTGGCAAAGGTCGGCATGCTGTCCCCAAACCGCTCGACCACTTCAGGCCGCGCATCGGTCACGACACAGCAGCCCGCTGCGGCCATCTCGATCACACGCGGGTTGCATGATTCTGCCACGCGGCCCGCTGCCGGACGGCGAAAAAAGTTAATGGTGATCGCCGCCGTCTTCGCCAGCGCGGCCAGCTGGTCGTTTGGCACGAGCCCGCCCTTGCAGTAGGCGCGCAGCGGTGACGTTTTTGCGATGAGCTCGGTCGTGCCGTAGAGGTGCAGATCGATGCCCGTCCAGTCGATGGCTTCGAACCACTCGACACGCTCCGGGAAGTAGGACCCGCAGAACAGCACGTCACACGGGGCCACCTGCGCGGGCATGGTCACGTCATGCACACCGGGTCGCCATGCATGCGGCAGGTAGGCGACATTCCGCGTCACCTGCCGGAACAGGTCGACGGCCGCGCGCTCGTTTGTCCAGACGCCGTCCACCATCGCCGCCAGCCGCAGTTCGTCGTCGATGTCGTAAGGGGTTTCGGTCGTCAGCAGCCATACGCGCAGGCCGGCGCGCTTTGCCAGCTCGATTTTGTCAGGCGGCAGGAACATCGCCGAGACGACAATCAGGTCCGTGCAATGCTTCTCGAGGGCTCGCTCGATGAGGCCGGTCGTCGCCATGTGCAACGTATCGGCTGCGGATGGCTTCGGCCATGCCTGCCCCTTCTGCTCCCGTCGCTGCTTGCGCCAGAGGTAGTGCAGAAACGCATGCCAGCGCTCGATGCGGCCGTCCAGTCGCCATTCGACGACATGCGCGTCTGCGGCGCGCAGGCCTTCGACCACGCCCTTATAGACATCGTGCGTTGCCCACGACGCGCCGGGATGGCAGACCAGCGCTTTCATGACGTCGGCTCCGCAATGAGCCGATACAGACCGCCGCGATGCTGATACCGCAGGTCGCGATCCTCGTCGATTTCAACCGTGGCGATTCGCTCCTCGCGCTGCAGCAGCGTGAGCGTGTAGCCGGTAATGGTGAGATTGCCGTTCTGCAGCAGAGCCTGTATACGGTCAGCGGCCGCCTGCACGCCCGATGCGCTCATGCTCTGCTGCACGGCCTTGACCAGATACAGCACCGACTCGAATGCGGCCTGACGTCGCAACAGATACTGGTCCTCGTGGGTCATCTGCTGCACAATGATAAACGGTTCTTCGACGCCCTGCGGGGCCACCTCGCGATACACGCCGCCGGGGGCCAGCCCGGTCAGTGTGGCATCGCCTGCCAGCTTGGCAATGAGCGCCGTGTCGATGGCTTGGCTACTCACCGATCAGCCCTCCACGCACGTCCGCGCCGGTCACGTCGCCCACCATCTGCACGAGGTCGCCGTAGAAGTCACGCCGCACCCGCGCCGCGACTTCGCCCACGACCGGCCGCGCGGGCTGGCGCCGCGTCCCATACTCATAGAGATGCGCGTGTGGGGCCATGCTCTTCACGAGCGACAGCACGCGGTGCCCTTGCGCGCCGCCGCGCACCTGACGCACGCCTTTTCGCAGATTCCCCGTCGGGCCTTCGGGATAGGCGGCCCGGATTTCCTCAGCGGCCTGCTGAGCGGCTCGCTCGGCCAGGGCCTGCCCGCGATCGGTGCACACATCGCCGAAGTCGCCGATGAGCGTCTTCAGCTGGTCGAGCCCGTCGAGTGTCAGCGTCGCCTGACTCATGTCGTCTGCTCCTCGCAGGCCAGCACCAGCCAGCGGTCGCGCTCTTGGATGTTCTGCAGGCCGCGCACGTTGAAATATCGACCGTCGTAGGTCAGGCGGCTGCGCGTGGTCACGCCGTCATGCCAGCGCATCGTCACGATGTGCGAGATCGGCGCCGTGACCGTGTTGCCGACCAGCCGCTCAATGTTGCTGGCCGTGGCTGTATCGATGCGCGCCCACACCGGAGACGGCTCGGCCGCCACCCAAGCGTCGGTATACCCGCCGTCGCCGTCCGCCGTGCGCGTCGGGTTCGCAATCGCGACGCGGTGTCGCAAATGCCCGATCTGGCTCACGCCGCCTCCACGAGCCGATACGGCCCGAGCAGTCGCTCGATCGTCGTGTGCGTCTTGCTCACCGACGTGCCAGTAATCGTCTCCTGCCGCTGTTCATACAGATCGCCGAGCAGCAGATAGATGGCGCTCTTGATGCCGTCCGGCACCTGCGCCGCCACGCCGTAGCCGCAGACCGCGCGCACCGTGACCGGTCGGTCAGGCTGCGTGGACAGTGTCGGCAATGTCACCCCATCGGCGATTTCGATGGTGCCACGTCCCGCGCGCGGCCCGCTCTGCGTCCGCACGACATACTGACTTGCGGCCAGCGTCTGCGTCACTTCGTCCTGGTCGACGTAGGTAATCGACGTCACCGACTGCAGCGGGGCATACGGCACCACCAGCGGCACGTATTGCACCGGCCAGCCCGCATACTTTAGGTCGACCGTCTGCGTGCAAAGCGCCCGCCGCGTGTAGGTTTCGACCCACAGCCGCGCGGACGCCAGCATCGAGGCAATCAGCGTGTCGTCGCTCGTGTGGTCGACGCGCAGGAACAGCTTCGCCTCGCTCAGGGACAGCGGCTCGACCGTCGGGCCGGTCACCTGCGACACCAGCGGCTGTCGTTGCCAGCTCATGCGACCACCTGTAGCGCGCGCCGCTTGCGCTGCGGAGCCGCGAGCACGGCCTGCTGATACGGGGCCTCACGCGCCTCCGCGACGCGCTCCGCGACGCCCTGCGCGATGAGTGCCGCCTCGAGGCCTGACGGCAGCGTGCAGACTTCGCCCGCCACGAGTCGCCCCGTGTCGCTCAGCCGGATTTCCTGCAGCAGTCGGATCATGGTCGTCTCGTGAACGTCAGGCCGAGCCGCCCCATCGGAGCAGCCCGGCCTGCAGTCTTATGCGAACGCCGAGTCGCCCACCGGGGCCACATGCGGCAGACCCTGCACCGCCACGGCCGAGAAGGCCGCCGACGCCGTCAGGGTTTCGGTCGCCACGAGCCGTGCGTAGCGCTTGCCGCCCGCGTAGCCCATCATGCCGACCGTGTTGCTCAGGTTGGTGTTGTTCACGACGAGATTGCTGCCGAGCAGCCCCGTCGCGGCCGTCACCGTGGCCCCATCGCTCAGGTCGGACGCATCGCCGGCCTGAATGGTGAAGGTGAAGAAGTTGGTCGCATCGGCCGTCGTGACCGTCGCCAGCTGAATCACGAACAGGCAGGAATCGAAGCCCTGCATGTCGATGATGTTCGTGCCGTTGGCCGTCGCGGTGTTCGACGCATAGTTGAACGCCGAGGTGACCTTCGTCTGGTTCAGTGAATCGCGCATGATCTCATTCCTCCTACGTGGTCGAGAACTTCAGGAACTTGATGGCGTCGAAGTCGACCACGCCGCCACCGACACGCCGAGTCGCGTGGAAGGTGATATACGGGTTGTTGCTGAACGGATCGCGCAGCACCGACAGCCCGAGCCGGTCGACCACCATGTAGCCGTTGCCGAAGTCGCCGAAGGCAATCGACAGCGTGCTCGCACTCACGGCCGGCATGTCCTCAGCCTCGACCACCGGATAGCCGAGCAGGATCGACGGGTTGCCCGCCTGCGTCGACGGCTGCCAGATGTAGTCGCCGCCGCTGGTCTTCAGCACGCGGGTCGACGCGAGCGTGGCCTTCGACATCATCCACACCGCGCCCGCGCGGTAGCCGCTCTTCAGCTTGCCGGTGAGCTCGATGAGCTTGTCGGTGCCGTTGGCGTTGCTGCCGAAGCCACCCGACGTGCCCGTGGCGACATGCTCCAGCTGGCCCCACGCGCGCGAACTGTCTGCCGTCGCGGCCGTGGTGTAGGTCGTGATGCCGCGCGGACGGCCGACGCCAGACCCGGTGATGAACGCAGTCTGCTCTGACAGCGCGAAGTCGCGCGCGATCGAATCCGACAGCCACTGCTCGACGTTGACAGCCCCGTCTTCAAGCAGCACGGGCGAGATGCGCGGGCTCGAGCGCTGGTTGTTGACCTCGATGCGATACCGCTTCAGGGTCGGCGTGGTCGGGTCGCTGCTGGCCGAGATTTCATCCAGCCATTCGACCTCCAGCTGACCGTAGCTGACGACGCCTTCGACCGCGTTGCCAGTGATCGACTGGATGCGCGCCACCTGGCGCATCGGCGAACCGTCGAACAGGCGCTGAATCAGCGGTCCAACGACCGATTCCGGCACCAGATAGCCGCCGTTCTCGTTGTCGCTGACGCGCATGCCCTTCACGGCATCGATCGCCCGATCGCCGCGACGCAGCCACTGACCGAACGCGGCCTTCTGCTCGTCGGCACCAGCCGCTGCCGGGGCCGTGGCCGAACGGCTCAGGGCCGCTTCGGTCGACTTCAGCCGATCGGCCAGCTGGTCGAGGTCGGCGTTGATCTTCTCAATCTTGGCAAGGTGGTCACCCTGACCAGCCTTTTCCTCGATCGCCTTCAGGCGGGCTTCGTTCGCGGTCTTGAGGGCCTCGAACGCGGCCGCCTGAGCGTCGAGCACTGACTTGATGTTCTCCATGCTCGTCTCTCCTACGGAATGAACCGTCGGCACAATGCCGCGGCCTCGTCTGCTGTCAGATCGCGATCGTCTGCCTCGCGCAGCTCGCGCATACCCGCCGTCGCGATGGCCTTGGCCTCGGACCGCGAGAAGCCTGCCTCACGCAGGATCCGCTCGAGGCCGCGATACCCACCGCGCCGGGCGTCTTTCACGGCCGCGACACGCGCGTCCGTATTCGCGGGGAACGTCACCAGCGACGTCTCCCACAGATCAATGCCAGTCAGCTCCCGCACGTCGCGCTCGCGGTCGTAGCGGTCGCCGGTCACGCTGTAGCCGATCGACAGGCCCGACAGCGCGCCGAGTTTCAGCAGCGCGTAAGCCTCGCGACCCAGCTGCGTATCGGCCAGCTCGCCGACGACGTGCAGCCCGCGCGCGTCCTCGCGCATCGTCCGCCACACGCCGACGACCTGCGACGGGTCGTGCTGCCAGAGCATCGCGGGCATGCGCCCGAGGGCCTCGGCCTTCCTCAGCGTGTCGACGAACGCCCCAGGCATCACGACATCACCGTAGCTATCGACCACGCCGAATACAGAGCCGTAGCCCTCGAACGTGCGCTCGGCCTCAAGGGCCTTGTAGCTGCAGGCGACCGCCTTGATTTCGCGGCCGGCTGATGGCGCGCTGCGCGCCTCGTCGAGTGCTTCGTCGATTCGCATGATCTCCTCGCGCTTTCGGTCGGCCCATGTGCGGCCGGCATCTCCACCCCACAGCGCCCATGCAATGCGGCCCGCTGATGGATAGCCAGCCTCATCAGGCCGATATCCTTGGCCTTCGCTGTCGACCGCATGGCGCGCAAACCACGCAGCCATCACCACGACCGTCTCTGGTGTCAGCTCATCGCCTGACAGAATCTGGCGCGCACGACGCACCGCGACCGCCGTCCCGCCACGGTTGAACTCTTCCCGCCATTGCAGACCGCGCTGTGCTTCTACGCGCATGCCGTCGGTTGGCATCAGATCGATTGGCTCGCCACGGTAGACCGCGCGCGTATCATCAACAGTCGACTCCGACAGAAACTCATCGGGGGTCACAGCAGGCAGCCCAAGACGCCGAGACATCCGCCTGACGTCGGCATCGTTGTCAACGGCCAATTCAAGATCGTCGCCGTATTCTTCAAGCAGCAGCCCGTATTTGTATTCCTTGAACGCCAATGCGACATTCGGCCCAGGGGCATCGGCGAAGTCATTGAGATGTAGCTCGCTGAATGGCACGCCCGCATCACGCAGCCATCGCCGCGTCTCAGTTGCGCGCCCGATCGCACGCGCCGAGACAATCAGGAACCGATCGCCAGACTCAGCCATGACGCGCATTTGCGCGATCAATGGCTCGCGTGGCGTGTCGCCGCTGGTCGTCAGCGTGCCGTCGATGTCCATGATGTAGGCCGACATCAGGCCGCGCCCCCATCGCGCGGCGTCCCGACCGGCTGCATGTTCAGCGGCTCGAGGTAGTCGTCCCCGCCTTCGACTGGGTCGAGATTCTCCAGACGTCTGATGTCGTTGATGCTCAGGAATCCGGCCTGACGTCCGACCTGATAGGCCTGATAGCGGCTTTGAATGTCTCCGCGCAGCAGTCCGTCGATCTGGAACTCGAAAAAATACGACCGCTTCTGCTGCGGGGTATCTGACAGCAGCGTCGCATGCAGGACCTGCTCAAACCGCACCACCCAGGGCCGGATGCAATGCTGCACAAACTCAATGCTCTGATGTTCGATGTTGCTGAACGTCGAGCGCTCCATGTCGCCGATCATGTGCGCGGGCACACGGAACAGTGCCGCAATCTCCGACCGCGTAAACTTCCGCGTCTCAAGCAGCTGCAGGTCCTCGTTGGACATCGACAGCGTGTCGAGGCTCATGCCTTCCTCGAGCACAGCGATGCCGCCCGCCTTGCGCGCGCCGCCGTAGGCCGCTCGCCATGATTCTTTGAGGCGGGCCGCGGCTTCCTCATCGAGCACCTGCGGATGCTTCAGGACCAGCGCCGGGGTCGCGCCGTTGTCGAGCAGCGTGCGGCCGTAGACCTGCGCGCTGTGCGCGGTGTCGATGATGTCCGACGCATCCGTGACCAGTGACCGGCCAACCAGCCCCGACGTGCTCAGGCCGCGCAGGTGCAGAATCTTCGGCGGCTCGGTCGGCGACGCGACGGTGAACGTCCGGCTTGCGCCTTCGGCGGGCTGATACCGATACGTCGGTCCATAGGCGCCGCGCTCGACCTGCATGGCGCGCGGGTCGAGCACCAGCAGCTCACGCACCGTGCCGTCGGCCGCGCGGATAATCTCGCTGTAGGCATTGCCGTGCAGCAGCGCGTGCGCGATCATCTGCTCGCGCCATTCCGTCGAGGTCTGATAGGGGTTCGGCTTCCACCGCAGCAGCTCGGCCAGCGGGTCGCTGTCGACGCGGGTCTTACTGGTGCCGGTGCGCCGATACAGCAGCAGCGGCAGCGTGCCGATGGTCTGCGCGATGACGTTCACGCTGGCGAGCACGGTCGCCACGCGCAGCGCGTAGTCCTCGCCGGTCGTGCCTGACCGCAGAAACTCCGACACGACCTGCTGAATGGTCGTCGACTTCGCCCGCTGCGGGGCCGACGATGCGCCGGTAAGGCGCTCGAGGATAGTGGGCACGCGCGTCGTCAGTCTGACGAATGCGCGCGCCGTCCGCTATCAGATGGTGCCGTTGTTGCGGCTTGTTTCCGCGCGTTGCTGCGGGTCGACATCGCTGCGACGCACCAGCACACGCCGCGCGGCCGGGCTCGCCTTGACCGCCTGCACCGCGCCCTTATCGATCCAGTTGCGAATGGTGCGTGTCGTGACGCGCGCCAGCTCGGCCGCCTCGTGCATCGTGATCCACTGCATACGCCCTCCTCAGAGAATAATCAGCCCACGCTCGCGCGGGCCTTTCGGTTTCACCGCCAGCGCGGGCAGACGGCTCAGCGCCATAATCAGCGCCACGATGCCGTCGATCTTCTCGGCCGCGCGCGCCTTGTCAGGGGCCACGTTCCCGTTCGGGTCCGACCGCACAATCAGGTTGTCCGCCATCCACCGCAGGACCGGATGCCCGCCATGCTGCAGACGGCCGGTCGCCACCAGCGCGGCCAGCGTCTTCGTCGGCTCGCTCAACGTGCGGTAGCCCTGCCGCACTTCGACCGGCTGCAACCCGTCGGCCTGTAGCTCCGTCGCCAGACTGGTCGCATTCCACGAGTCATACGCGACCTCGCGCACGTCAAACTCGCGCGCGAGCTCGAGCAGCGAGGCCCGGATAAAGGCCTGGTCGATGACGTCGCCCGGTGTGACGTGCAGATGTCCCGCGCGGACCCACGCCTCGAGGGGCACCAGCGCGCGCCGCGACTGCTGCACCGCCGCCTCAGGGGCCCAGATCGTCGGCAGCACGGTCACGCCAGCATCGGGTCGACGAAACACGGCCACGGCCGCCGTGAAATCAAACTTCGCGCTGACGTCCATGCCGATCACGCACGGCTGCCCGCGCAGACTCGCCCGGTCGATCGGGGCCGCATTCTCGGTCGTGTCCCATTGGTGCATGGGCAAATACCGTTCAGCCGCCTGCACCCACTGGCCGAGATGGAGCCGTCTAAACTCCGACTCGAACGCGGGGATGTGCTGCGCCTGCAGGGCCTTCCGCGCGAGGTCGTCGGCCTTCACGCTCACACCGAGGTTCGGGTTCGCCCTGCGCCACGTCGACGGCTCGCGCCAGTCGTCGGCCGGGTCGGCGCCGATGATGCAGCCAAACCATGACGGGTCGTCGACAATCCCGCGCGCGACTTGGCTGCTGTATTGGTGGTGGTCGTGGCACACGCCCGTCGTGCCGACGCCCGCCGTCGTGATTTCGAACAGCAGGGGCTGACGCCGCGTGCCCGTGCCGGTCGCCAGCACGTCGATAATCCCGCTCGACTTCATGGCGTGAATCTCATCGAGGATGACCCCGTTGGGACGCAGCCCGTCGAGCGTATCCTCGTCGCCGCCCAGCGGGACCAGCTTCGAGGCCGACGCGCAGTGCCACAGATGCGTCTTCAATGGCTCGATGCGCTGCGCCAGTGCAGGCACCCGCAGCACAATCTGCCGCGCCGTCTCCCAGGTGATCTTCGCTTGGTCCTTTTTCGTGGCCGCGCAGTAGACCTCTGCCCCCGGCTCGCCGTCGAAGGCCAGCAGCCGCAGGGCTATCCCGGCCGCGGTCGTGCTCTTCCCCTGCCCGCGCGGCTGCTCACAGTAGGCCTGCCGGTAACGTCGACGACCGTCGTCGAGCAGCCAGCCGAATAGACTGCCGACAATGAACCGTTGGAACGGTTCAAGGACGATCGGCTGTCCCGCCCATTCGCCTTTGTAGTGCCGGAGCTTGGCAAAGAAGCCAATCGCCTG